CTATTTAGTCACTATTGGTCAATGTGATCATCCACTCTATAGAGGCAATAATCAAATTGAACTCAGACAGGATATAGAAGAAGAGTTTGGTATTCCATGTCTTAACTATTCAGATAGTAAGATTGGTGATGAGATGATTAAGAAGTTCTATTGCCAAGAGAAAGGAATAAATTACAATGAACTACCAAAGAAAGGATTCTTTAGAGCTAATGTGAATGTTAATAAATGTATAGCTGATTATGTAACATTTAAGACACCAGAGCTCCAGGCGTTCCTAAAGAAGATGAAGAAGACAGTTCTTGGTATGCAAGATGATTTCAAAGAAGAAATACATTTCTACGGTAATGTATATTCATTCATGAAAGGTGGTATTCATACAGAGAACAAACCTGAAGTGTTTGAAGCTGATGATGAATATGAAATTATTGATTGGGATGTTTCGTTAACAATATGGCGAAACTAAAATTCCTTAAATTGACGGGAACCTCCTTAGAGATTAATCTACCAAGCTATAGTAGAAATACATATAGTGGCTGAAGTAACTACTCAGGTATGGTAAAAAAGATTAATATTGGACAATCCGCAGCCAAGGGTCTATAGTGAAATAGATCAAGGTTCAGAGACTAAACAGGGAACATTTAACAATTAATTAAAACAAGTGTCTTGGTTCTATCCATCTAACTACATATATTTGTAGTATGAAATTGAATAGAAAACAACATTTGAACCAAAGTGGAATATATTGTATAGCAAATAAAGTGAATGGTAAAGTCTATATTGGAAAAGCCAAATGCATTTATTCAAGAGTTAAACAACATATAACTCAGTTGAATAAAAAAAGAAGAGATGAAGAAAACGATCATCTTATAAATGCTTGGCATAAACATGGAAAAGACAATTTTCACTATTTTGTTTTAGAATATACAACACTTGATCAATTAGCAAGCAGAGAGTTATATTGGCAAAAGATCTTTGAATGTACTGATAGAAATAAAGGATATAATTTTAGAGAAGATTCTGAAACAGGATGTGTTGTTTCTTTAGAAACAAGAAAAAAGCTTAGTGAAGCTCAAATTAAAAGATTTTCTGATCCAAAAGAGAGACAAAAAGTAAGTCACACTTATTGGAAAGATAATCCAGAGGCTACTAAGGAAATGGCAAAGAAAGTTTCAGAAGCTACAACTAAATATTATATTAATCAGTATAGTAAAGATGAACAATTTATAAAAAGATGGAATTCTGTAAAAGAAATAACAGAACAAAACCCTTCTTATAAATGGCAGCAAATATATTCAGTTTGTTCAGGTCACAAACCTTCAATTTATGGGTTTGTTTGGAAAAAAGAATTAAAGTTAAATGATGATATAGTCCAGCTGTAATTGAAAGGTTACAGAGGCTGGAATGCATATTATCCAGCCATCATTATTAATAATGGGCGTTATCCTGCACATTTGGGTAAAGAGTTTCTACGTGGCTACAAACAAATGTTTGATAAACGATTGGAACTCAAACCTTTAGCTAAAAAGGATAAGCGTATTAAGGGTATTGTTGGTGCTCTAAAGCTTGCTGTAAACTCTGTTTATGGTAAGAGTTCTGATATGCAGAACTGGATCTATGATAGGCAACTAACTATGTTCACCACTATTACAGGTGAATTAAGTCTAATGATGCTGATTGAAGCATATGAACTTCGAGGCATTCATGTTATATCTGCTAACACAGATGGTGTTACAATCAGAATCAAGAAAGAAAACCTTGAGCTGATGAAAGCTATCAATGAATGGTGGATGGGCATAACTAGTTATGAACTAGAGCGCACTGACTATCAAAAGATCATCTTTTCAACCGTAAATGATTACATAGCAATTAAAACCGATGGAGAAATTAAGAAGAAAGGAGATTTCCTTACAGATTTTGAACTTTATAAAAATAAGTCTGCTCGCATTGTTCCTATTGCTCTTGAGGCTTATTATGTACATAATGTTCCTATTAGTGATAGTGTTTGCAACCATAGTAATATTTTTGATTTTTGTTTACGACAAAAGTCTAGCAAAGATTTTCACTACGAAGGTTGGAATAGAGCGAGGGGTGAAAAGACTGTCTACAATAAGCTCATAAGGTATTATGTAAGCAATACAGGAGAGAAGCTACTCAAGGTGAAGAATCCTGAATGTCAATCTAATGCTCCTGATGTAAGTCAAGTGGAGGCTGGTGAATGGATGTGCACAGTGTGTAACCATCTACCAAAAGACACAGATGTATCTACAGCAGGTATTAGCTATCAATATTATATTGATAAGGCTGAAAGGATTGTACATAAGATAGCAACAAATGGTAAAAAGCGTAAGGTGGTAGTGGACCCAAACCAGCTCAGTTTGTTCTAATGTCCGTTATTATGGACATTTTGCTCGTTTTTGTCCGTTATAACACACATTATATGTACGAATAATGTGTAAATAATCACGTTATTCGTACTTATTATGTGATTTTGAGTGTTATTTTATTATTCGTATATTTGCTGTAAATATGTTTTATGGCAAAAATAACACGTGAAAACCTTGGCGATCATCTAATAGAATTTCAATTAAAGATGGTGGGTAAAACTGTAGAAGATGCTCTTAAAGATCAATGGTGGTTTAGTAACATCACTATGACTAAAGAACAACATACAGAGTTTATGGTTTATGCATTTCCATTAGTCAAGAAGGTGCTTAGATGTAATAAGGAAAAAGCATGGCGTACACTCGATTGGTTTAATCTACAATTTGGTCTTAAGATTGTACCTACGTATTATGAATACAAAGAAATCAGGAAAAAGGTAGAAGAAGAACTTAAAAACATTAAAAATGACACAGCAAGAGCTACTACAGAAGTATCCAAGGATATTTAAGCCATATGAGGGTAATCCTTATGGTGTAAATTGGGAGGTTCCTGATGCATGGCTTCAATTAATTGATGACTTATGTGGAGCTATCCAGTCTCGTGTTGACCATTGGAAAATGTGGGACAAAGATGGTGAGCACAGATGTGCTCAAGTGACATGTACACAAGTTAAAGAGAAGTTTGGTACACTTAGGTTCTATTATTCAGGAGGCGATGCTCAAGTTGATGGTATGGTTAGTCTTGCTGCACACATGAGCTACCATATATGCATTAATTGTGGATCTAGAGAACATCTTGGTAGAACTGAAGGATGGGTTAGCACCAAATGTAAATCATGTGCTGAGAAAAATGAAGACATATGGATTTCATTCGAAGAATCAAAAGAATAAGTAAGAAGATACGTACTATAATCAAATGGATCCCAATTCTCTGGCATGACGAGGATTGGGATTTTTATTATATATACAATATTCTTCAGAAGAAATTAGAGTTTGTTGAAAAAGACATGCTCAAGAGCCATCTTGAGAACAGTGAGCTTTATGCAAATAAGATTAGAACAGCCATTAGACTTATTGAGATAGTCAGGGATGAGAAATACCTTGATGAATATCTACTAGAAAATGACTGGGGTAATGCCAACAAGGCTATAGAAAAGCAAGCAAAAGCAAAGAAAGTATTATTTAACTATCTCAACCACAAGAGGCAAGAGTGTACAAGAAGCTTATGTTCGTGCTGTAGAACGTGCTGAAGATGAATATGGTCATCAAGATGGGTACAGTGGAGAGATTAACTCTTCTGCAGGTCATAGAGATGTAACAAAAGAGTTTAAAGCTAGTGGTAAGACTATTCGTGAATTCATGAATCAACAGATGGATAGGCTTATCAAGCATCAGGGAGCTCAGGCTATTTGTATACAAGAACCAAAGAGTAATGACAACAAGATAAAAACTCAAGTGGAGCATGTTGTTACTCCTGGTACAAAGAAATGGGTTCTTACATACATTGTCTATTGTGGTGAGTCTAGGATAGCTAGTTCATTGACAAAAGGAGATGCTGTTAAACGTGCTCGTGATTATTCTGAGAAGCATCAGTGCACCACTACAATCAAGATGGAAAGAAGGCTTGAGAAAGATGCACATGCTCTTGTTGCTAAGATTACATATAAGAAATCATCTACAGAAAGAGATGGTGAATGGATATTCTTTGGTTGGGCTTCGTATTAAAAACAAAAATTATGATTCAAGAAGATTTGGAAAGAGACTTTCTCAAGGATGTTATATATTTGCAAGAGAGGGTGTTAGAGCTAGAAGCCGTGATTATGGAAGAAATCAATAGGAATGAAGCAATAATTAAAGTGGTAAAAGATGAATCTAAAGGTGACATTCAAGAAATACGAGACATTAGTCCAGCGAGGATTTACGTTGGATATGATTTACCTTTTGAAGATGATTCAACAGGAGTTCGATGTAAAGAGTTTGTGCGAAGGGACACCAAAGATCTGTCTACTCTGTCAAACAATCCTCAGGAAACAGTTAATCACTGAGGAGTATAAGCTCACAATAGAAGGCAAGGAACTACTTGCCTTCTTTGACACTTCTTCTAGAGAAACAATTGTAAGGGTGAAACAAGATGGTGATTTGTTTGAAGCATGGTGGAAAGCCTATCCAGGCACAGACACATTCACACATAAAGGAGAAAGCTTTACAGGCACTAGAGGACTAAGAGTTAACAAAGAGGAATGTAAGATTAAGTTTGACAAGATTCTTGGAGAAGGAGATTATACAGCAGATGATATGTTGGCAGCGTTGCAATTTGATGTTACACAGAAGAAAGAGAATTCTGTGAAAGCAAAAGCAAATAAGCTGACATATATGCAGAACTCCCTGAGTTATCTAAACCAAAGAGCATTTGAACCATTCATAGAGCTGATTAAAGAAGGAACTAAGATAGAAGAGGCTCCTGAACAACTTAAAGGATTTGATATATGAGACAAGATGAAAAAGCAATATTCAAATTTAATAATGGCAATGGTGCGCTGCTATGCTCTAAATGTAGGGTGATTATCAAGACTGGCAGAGACTTCACTGAAGAAGAAATAATGGCTATTAAAGGGAAGCTAGACATGCCTCCCCAATATTGTAAACAATGTAAAACAAATAACATGGACGCTAAAACAAAAGCAGCATATTTAGTAGTTAAGTATATGTCAAAGGTAGTTAGTCAACGAGTAGCCATTGAGTGTGCATTGGTTGCAGTGGATGAAATATTAAAAGCAGTAAATAATCCAGATGAAACCTATCTAATGAAATATTCTGTTGAATATTGGAGTGAAGTAAAATCTGAAATAGAAAAACTATGAGCGGAGGAAGATTTAACTACGACCAATATAAGATAGGCTACATAGCTGAAACTATCGAAAAGGCGATAGAGAAGAGTGGAAGACCAAAGACCAAGCAAGAACTCAAGGATGAGCACTGGCATGATGATGATTGGTATAAGAAGTATCCTGAATACCTGTGCCACTACAAATATCCCGATGAGGTGATTGAAAGGTTTAAGTTAGCTGTCAAGTATCTAAAGATAGCTGAGGTGTATGCTCACAGGATAGATTGGCTATTGTCAGGAGATGATGGTGAGGAATCATTTCTTGAAAGATTGGATGAGGATTTAAGAAAACTAAACAAATAAACTATGCAAAGTAACAAGCTAGTAGTAGGCCATGATCCTAAGACAGGATTCTACACATTCAAGACAGGATATAATAATTCCATGGAGATAAACGGAAAGCCTGTAGCCGATCCCATACTTGGATTCAGAAGCGGTGAACTGATTGTAACTAAAGAGAAACCAATCACTGCAACTTACAAGACTTCTGGTAGAGTGACTGTTGGGTATACTAGAGAGAATGGTGAGAGGATTTCTGTTATAGATTATAATATAGAGTTGCATGAGATTAATCAAACTAGAAAATGGAATGATGATTCAGAAGATTTTGAGTATAACACCATAGAAGATGAGGTCAGGGCAATCAGGTTCACCAAGTCTTATTCTGCAGTGTATGAAACAGAAGAGACTGTACACAATCTAGAAATAGAGTTTGTCACCTATCCAGTCAGTGAGTACAAATGTATCATACCTATGCACGCATTCAGTGCTAGTGATATATCTGAAACAAAGTGCAAGCTTGTAATCGATAAGCCTAGTCTTCTGTATGAAGTTTGTAATGAATTTGGTATAGACAAATCAAGAATAGACATCCCAACTCATTCTGGATTAACCTATGTCAAGATTGATGACAAGTACATATCTGAAATGGAGGCATTTGAGAAAAGCAGTTTTTCATTGATTGGTACATACGAAGAGTGCATTGAGAGAATGAACACACTTAAGAATCGCCTTACTGATATTGTATCTATCCATCTTGCAAAACAATCTCAAAAGGTGTTAGATAAAGAAACTGTTGGTCATTTGATGCAGGTACTTGTAGGATTAGAAAGTAGTATATCTTCACTAGATGTAAAGAAGTCTGACATCAATTCTTGGAGAGGTATAAAGAAATCAGTATCGTCACTAATAGAAACTTATAAAAAATTAAGATGACACACAAACTAATTAAGACAGACAACTACCTATTGGTGGTAGATGATTCGGGGATTGAAGTAGGTGATTACTATTGGAATAAAGAATATCCATCACAAGTATATAAACGACATCATTACAACACATTTTCTGATTACAAAAAAATAATTGCCCACCTCCCACTCAACGGTTCACCCATCCTTGAAGGTGTAGACTTACTACCACCTATTGAAGATGATGAAGACTTAATTGAAGATGCTCTTTCCGATTTACCTAAAAATCTGAACAAGACTAGTGTATATGGATTGGGTTTTATAGACGGTCGTATAAGTGGCTATCAAAAAGCCCGTGAGAAGTATAAGTACACAGAGGAGGATATGAGGAAGGCTATAACTATGGCAAGAGATTTAGAAGATTGGCAAGACTTAGTTTGGGAATATGAGTATGATGATATTATCCAATCCCTCCACCAATACCCAACAGAGTTTGAGTGTGAGATGGAAACAGTTCCTCATCCACCTCCTTCAAGAGGATTCAGCGTAGTACCCAAAACAATCACCACCGCCCAAGGTGTACAATGGGTGGGTAAATACAAATAAACTATAGCACAAGTTATGGGTATTAAAGAATTAAAAAAACGTGAGTTACAAGAGATAATTGATTTCTACTATCATATAGAAGATTATGGACATATATTCCATCTTAGACCAGAATCTCTTGATGAACCTTTCAAGAAGATTATAGAGGGTATGGACGAAGTCAAAAAAATGATTGAAGATAGCTTTGAAATGTAAATAAAAACAAACAACATGACACCACAAGAAAAAGCAATTAGCCTTGTAAAATCAATGAGTATAAGTGATGATACTTATTTAAACAGAAACCGTTATGCTAAAAAATGTGCATTGGTAGCCGTTCAAGAAATAATATGCTCTAACCCACATAGCAATCCATTAAATACCGATGTTACATCAACAATGAAATGGTGGATGGAAGTACAAGAAGAAATAGAAAAACTATAAACTATGACACAATGTGACTTCAGTATTTGCGTAATAACCATTGATTCAGATGGAGATTACAAGTGTTCAGTAAAAAGAAAAGGAATATGGATACATACATTTGGCAAGACTGAAATGGATGCCTTTAACTCTATGTTTGACCTGATAGAAGAAATGAATAACAATCAAAACAAATAAACTATGGCACAACAAACAGCAGTAGAATTTATCCCTTACGAACAATCATTAGAACTTAAAGAATTAGGTTTTGATGAACCATGTTTAGACGGTTATGGTATACATGGTGATTTATGGATGAAAAGACTTAGTAAACAATCTGAAGTTGATGGTACTTGCTTAGCCCCACTATACCAACAAGCATTTAGATGGTTTAGGGAGAAGCATAATTTACTATATACCATAGAAGAAGTTTGGGAAGAAGATACAGAATATTATGTGGTAGAAATAACAACACACAATAGGGTTGATGATTTTTTACAAGAATGCACCTACGAAGAAGCAGAACTTGCTTGTCTGAAAAAACTAATTGAAATCGTTAAAAACAAATAAACTATGGCACTAACAATCGCAACAATCTCACTATGCTTATTCATCGTATTGATGCAGCACCTATTTAATTGGTATATTAGGAAACTTAATGATATAATGGAGGATCATGGAGGTGGATTAATCATAGCATCAAGTGTACTAGTATTTGGACTAACATTCGTCCTGTTCAGACTCTTATTAGAAATAAACAAATAAACTATGGCACAACAAACATTAAGAACTAAAGTTGAAACATATAGAATTGATAAAAAATGTGAAAATTGTAAAGAAGGTATAATGTATGCAACTGGTCGTGGTGTTACACAATGGCATTCATATTGGGAACATAAATGTGATGGATGTGGTCATATAGAAAGTTATGAAAATATATCTTATCCATATACGGAGTATGTTGATGTAAAAAATAAAAACAAATAAAATATGGCACAACAAACAGCAGTCATGAAATTACTTGCGTGGATGGATGAACATGGATATCATATAGAATATGAAATGGAACAATCATTTCTTGATATTGAGAAAGATAGAATAATCAATGCTATGCTATATGCCTTAGATGAAGATGGGCACACAGGAGATTGGAAAATCAAATTTGTTAACGATTATTACGATAAAACATTCAAATCATGAGTTTTGAATTACTTAAATCAGAGGTCCAGGTATTAATTTTATGTTAATTTTCTTCAAAGTTGACTTCTATATTTAAAAAGTTATTATATTTGTAAAAAAGTAACTATGAATAAAAAAGTCAACATTTATGTTTTAATTGATCCTATAACTTGTAAGGTTAGGTATATAGGTATAACTACTCAAGCAATTTTAAGAAGATATCATAAACATATAGAAGAATCTTTGTACTCAAAGAAAGTTACACATAAGCTTAATTGGATTAGATCATTAACATCTAAAGGAAGGCTTCCTATAGTAAAAAAGTTAACAGAGACTGACAATTGGCAAACTGCGCTTAGAATTGAAAGAACACTGATTGAAAAATATAAAAACTCTAGAAATCTTACAAATAACGAAGATTATATAGAAGGAGCTTTTAAAAGAACAATCAGTGATTCTCAAAAACAAGAAGCGTCACTAAGAGCTAAATCTTTTTATAAGAATGGAGGGAAACCTTCTAATAGAAAAGAAATTAGTTGTTTTGATTTAGATGGAAAGTTTATTAGAACTTTTGAATCTATGTCAGAAGCATCTAGAATTCTAAATTTATCATTAAAACATGTAAGTCTTGTAGTTTCAGGAAAAAAACCTCAATTAAAAGGATATATTTTTACGAGAATAACTGATGATGCTCCAAAAAGTATAAACTTTGATCCAAATTGGGGAAAAAAGAAAAAAATACAAGTATTAAATTTAGAATCAGGTTTATCTAAAATCTATTCTTCTCAAACAGAACTTGCAAATGATCTGGGAGTAACTTCTGAAATGATCAATTATTATTTAAAACATCCAAAAGCATTAGTAAAGAAAAAAATAAAAATTATATGACATCATTTGAGCAGTTATCTAAAGAAGTTGAAGCAGGGTTAGAAGGTAGAAATGATGGTATTCCTATGGGTTTTGATAGGCTGAATAGGTATATTGGCATTAGAAAGGGCATGTATTTCCTTGTAGGTGGATTGACAGGATTAACAATTATTTAATATTGTTATCTTGTAAATACCAAAATAAAGTAATACTTTTGGTAAAACTTTATTGAATGATTAAGATTTATTGTTTATATGATCCTTTAGAATGTAAAGTCAGATATGTAGGGAGAACTAGTAAAAAAGTTTTAGAACATAGACTAATTGAACATATAACAAAGGCCAGGTATTTTGAAAAGTATCACGAGGGGAAAAGACTCCCTTACAGAGTTAATTGGATCAAAAAGCTTCTAAAAGAAGGAAGAGAGCCTAAAATAAAGCTTCTTACTGAAATAGAGGGTTGGAAAGAATCACATGACTTTGAAAGAGCTTTGATAAATAAGTGGAAAGATAAACAAAATCTTGTAAACTCAGAAGATAGAGGAGAAGGAGGAAAAAATAGAATTATCACTGCAGAAGATAGAGTTAAGATAAGTGACTCTTTAAAAGAATACTACAAGACAAATTTAAACGGAAGAGCTAAAACTGTAAACGTGTTTGATCTTGAAGGAAAGTATTTAAAAAGTTATATTTCTTCTAAAAGATGCAGTGATGATTTGAAGATTCCCAACTCTAAAGTTATTGCTTGTTGTAATTGTGTAATATCTAAGTATAAAGATTGGATATTTTCTTACAACAAACAAGTAGAACCTTACCAAAAAAAGAAGAAAAAATCTGGTCCTGTATTAAAAAGAAGAAAAACTTATTTAATTACAGATATAGAAACAAAAGAAGTTTTTAAGTTTTTAGGAACTGAAAGCACTTCGTTGTTTTTAAAAATAGACAGAGGTAATCTTCCTAAGTATGTAAAAAAGGGTATTTGCAAGAAAAGATATAAAGTACAGGTCCTGTATAAATCGGATGAATTGCTGGAACCCCTCCAAACTATGGGCAATCAGCAGCCAAGCTAACTAGGAATAGTTAGAAGGTTCAACGACTAGATGTATACCACTAGAACAGTGATGAAACATCCACGAGCGTCCGACACAAATTGCTTTGTGATGATATAGTCTGAACTTACACAATGGTAAAGTGTAAGATGTAGAAGATAAAGAGCTTTTACGATAACAAAATGCTGGTAAAACAAGCTTTATTGATGATGCCTTTGTTTTGAACCCTTTTGACTGGTATATCAGTCAGAAAGACCCAAAAATCAAGTTACGCATCATATATCGTTCAATGGAGAGGTCTAGAACATATAAAATGGCTAAATGGGTCTCTAGAAAGATCTTTTTAGATCAAGGAGTAATTATTCCTGTAGCTAAGCTGTTGGGTTGGACAGAGAAGATGACTCACGATGAACATGATTTGTTCTTAATGTATGAAGACTACATTAATAACATGTCTGATGTCATTACAATCATTGATGGTCCAGAGAATGCTGTAGGTGTTGCTAAAGAATTACGAGCGCATGCCTTAAAAAATGGGCGCATTGAGCAAATAGATGAGTTTAATAAGCGTTATGTACCAAATGATGAGAACACTGTAACAATTGTTATTATAGACCATATTGGTCTATTGAAGACAACTAAGGACCAAACTACAAAGAAAGAGGCTATTGATAAAATGTCTGACGAACTTAGGTATGCCAGAGATTTCTTTGGATATACGCCTGTAGCAGTGAGTCAGTTCAATAGATCTATTTCTAACATACAGAGAATTAAGAACGGTGATGTAGAACCACAACTAGAAGATTTTGCAGAATCTAGTTCTAC